ATATCTTGCTGTTGTTCCAATACCAACTTGTTTTACAAAAACACCATTATAGTCATCAAAATATCCAATTGCTTTATAAGTATTATTTCTTGGTTCTCTAAAATTAAAACTTTCTAGAATATATTGAGATTTTCCAGGCATGTAATGATGGTACATTCTGGACTGATGAATCACCTGATCCGTTGCACCAGTTCCAACTGAAAGAATAATTGCTGCTTCTGTTGCACTTGAAGTTGTTGTTGATGATGCACCAACTGTTTTTGTGAGAAGTTCTAATTCTTCACCATAAACATGAGAATAATCTGCAAGTGTATATGGTTCTGATACTCTTAATCTTCCAAATGCATCAAGATTTTGTCCTGTGATTGCGATTGATGCACCAGCACTAACAGAAACTGTTCCATCAACAGTGATACTATTACCACCATCATTGATACTTACTTCATTTCCAATATTAACTGTTCCCGAAATATTAACAGTAGAACCAATACCTGTTACAGAAACTTCTGTTACAGGATTAAGAACATTTACATCTATTGTATTTCCAGCACCAATATTAACTGTTCCATCTATTGTGAATGGATTTGATGCTGTATATTCATCTTCATTCTCATCATATAGATGTGTATGAGTTGGAATTGGATTTCCCTCATCATTACTGATTTCAATTGAACCAGGAATAACAACAGTTCCACCAATACTGATATTTGAAGAACCAAGAGATACTGGAAATGGATTATCAAAAGTTACTTGTTGCCCATCAATTGTCGCTACATTGAATACTTCAAAAAGAGTTGTTCCATCTTTTAAATATGTTTGTATTCCTGAATTCCACTGAGCCATTAATCATTCACCCCAAGTTAATCTTTCTGGTTGATATCTCTGTACATTTTTAATTCTTGATGCTTGTTGAGATGCTGGATAAATGTTATGAACAATTGCTCCGGGATATTCTCCTTGGAGATGTTCTGCAAGTTCATTCTTGTTCATCATTCTACCTTCAACTTCCATTCTATAAATTTTTCCTTCCCAAACCACATCAGCAACAAAAGATTCTTTACTGACTTCTGGTTCAGAACTATTAATATAAAGATTTCCGTTGAAATCTCCAGAGATATTTACTGATTCTGATAGAAATTGTTTGAAGGATTTCATTTTAGTTACAGTTCCAACGGCGAAGGGCTTTGTTGATTCTTGAATCAGGATCTCTTGCAGTTTCTGCAGAAGTCAATCTTTTTTTCATTCCGGTCATACGACGGCAAAAGGACTTGCGACGATCTGATCTTTTTCCTTCAGGATTCTTTTCAGTTACTGCAGTTTGTAGTTTTGAACCTGGATTCTCTCTACGATATGCATTAACTGCTTTTTGACTTAATCCATCAGTCTTATCCTGACGATTTACTTTTTGCCAGTCTTCTACTTGAAGAAACTGCTCTCCTGGTTTTATATCGGAAACATAATATGATTGTATTCTTGATCCTGGATAAACCTTTTCAATTTGAGATTGAACTTCTTGCCTGTTTGGTTTTGATGTTTGAGGAAAGAACATCTTCATCATAAAATACTTCCCTCTCCAATTCAGAGTAACGAGAATAATATTTCCAGTTTTTGCAGGAATCCTTACAGATTCTGCCATTGGTTTTACATAGTTTTTATCCGGACCAGGTTTTGCCGAACTCCCTCCCATTGGTCTTTTTGGAGAGCACTCGCAAGGAGACTTTCCACATACATCACAAACCTTACCACTTTCTTCAGAAACTAATGGTTCTGCTTTGATAATATCAATAACTTCTGCAAATGAATTTCCATTTGCATCTTCAATAGTTTCTTCTTTTACTGACTTCCAACCACCACCCTCAGATTTATATCCTTTCGCTGCCCAACCATTTGCATATGCTGAAGGATAGACATCAAACTTTGCTTTTGCCTTTGCTTTCCACTTAGCCCAGAGAGAAGGATTAGTTGGTTTATTTTCCTCTTCTAAATCTAATTCTTCTGGTACACAATTAGGAACCATTTTATTACCTTTCTTCTTCAGTCCTTCTTGCTTATATCCAGTCCAGCAAGGACCTTTTGCTTCATCCATTGATCCTTGAACATCATGTTCACCACTATCCAAGTAATCTGCTGCCGAATCAATATAGTCTGCTGCTTTTGTAATTTTTGATTGTACCCATGCTTCAATATTACCTTCACCCTTCATTTTTGATTTAAGACGCTTGACTGCTTTCTCAATGGTAGAAAGTTCAGATCTTGCCATTGAGTGTTCATGATCTGGTTCAGGTTTTTTAGATTCTGCAACTCCACCAATAGTTACTGCATCCCACATAGCAGGTCCATAGGAACAATCCATTCTCCTTTCTTTTTTTCTACACATAGGACAATATCTTTCTTCACTGGATTGTTCTTCTATCTTATTAGATACCATTTTTGGTTTTCCTCCTTTTCCTGGACGATCTGCTACTGGATCTGCTTCCCTTTTTCTTCTTACTGCTGCAGCAATTTCATCTTTTGACATTTTTGCTGCTTTTTCTTTTGATAAACACTTTGGTTTTGCCTCTCCTGGCTCACGAGCACATTTACCAATTCTTTCTCCTTTAGTGTTGTAACGATCCCATCCATCACCGCCGACGCCACCTTCGCCGCCTTTACCAAACCATTTTCTGAGATCTTCGTTCATTTTACTGGACTTGATTTAGTTTCTTCACCTTTTGCTCTTTTTCTTCTCGCTGCACAATGAGCACGTTGAGAAAAACCTTTTGGATTTGAGCAATCAATACTCTTTTTATATTTATTACTCCACTCTTCTTGAAACTGCTTAAACGTTTTCATTGGTAGATTGCTTCTTAAGTAGTTTTGCTAATTCTGCTGTTGAACCAACAAATAATGCATTTGTTACATTTGTTGGACCTTTTCCAACTTTGTCTTCATCAAGATCTTTTAGTTTCTTCTGAAGATCCATCAACTTATCAGTTGCATCTGCTACATTTTTAATTAACTGGCCAGCAACTTCGTATGCTCTTGGCATTTCGCTTTCTTGTGCAAGTTCAAGAATTCCATTGATTGCTTCTTGACCTTTTTCAATCAATGAATATAAGTTACCTCTAGTATATTCATAATCTTTTTTTACGTCTTCAATTGAAGATGCAACTTTTTCAACCTTTTCGATAGGTTCAATTTGCTTTTCTACTATTTCGCCAGAAACATTAAATGTTTCATTTAAATCGTCGAATTTTTTTGTCATCTTCATGAGAATCCGCCATCAAATCCAAAATCATCTCCAACTTCAATTAGTAAATTATCCTCGCTAGTTATTTTCTTAACATCAGCACCAGAAACATGATTTGTTACTACAGTTTGATCAGATCCTCTTATAACTGTTAGATTATTTCCTGACTTTGAATCGACGTACATTTCTTCATTATCAATAACAATATACGTGTTCTCTGGAATTGATGATGCATCTCCAACAGTAATTTCTGTCTCTGATACTCCAATATCATTCACCAAGCTTGTAGTTACAGTGCCAGTATAATTTTTGATTGCTCTTGGTTCTACAGAGTATGTAAGATCTCTTGATCCTGCTTTTGAATCTGCTCCAGAAGAAGATGCTGCAATATAACCAATAGAAACTTTTTTGATAATATCCGAAGATGCAGAAAGAACGGGTCCAAAAATATATGTCTTTGCAGTGAATCTTAGGGTATAAATTAATGCTCTTCTTGTATTAAAATCCCCTTCATAATCATCACTCATGGTTATACTATCAAGAACAACAGGTATATCTCTTTTTTCTCCAATTTCTTCTACCAAATTAACTGTCATATTGTATGATGGTTGAAAATATGGTAGAATTTGTTCTACAATCTGAAGCATATCATCATTCAATTTAGTCATGATACTAAGCTCAAATTGCATATTATAAGGAACAGGCATGTATGCCTTCTTTTCACTTGTTTTATTTGATGTTGTTGATGTTATAAATGTTTGAGTTTGTGTTACCTTTCTTCCAGAATCATAGTTCAATCCAATAAATTCAAATGACATTCTAGGAAGATTCATCTGAACTGGTTTGTTCAGATCTGGGGATTGTTCTAATCTTGCTAAAAACTTTTGAGTAGGACCATATGCAAGCGGGACTTTGATGACGCTAACAACATCATCAGAATTATTAGTGTGCTTGATCGAAATATTGTTAAAGAGAGAACCAAATGAAACGATGGTTCTCCTTAATATTTCGTGGTAAAAATACTCAAACATGTTAAAATTTTTGTAAAGTGTGTAACAAAATCGTTAGATCTATTTATGCTATGGCATTCCAAAAGGATTCGTTTCACTAAAATCAAGTATTTGATCTGCCTCAGTTTCTATTTCCTCATTCTGTGCGTATGGATCATTGATATCATCAGTGTTGATAATTCTAAGTTGCCTGCTTGCGCTGCTTGCAGCACCAACTATTATTTCACCAACAACAAATGAACCAGAAATTATAGAAACTTCTAAAACATTAGTAATAGAACTCCAAGATTTAACTCTTGCTGTAGTACTGCTTATAGAACCTGTTACTACTTCATTGAGAGTGTATGTTCCTACGCTTCCAACATCCGGAGATCCAATCGTAATTGTAGGGGCAAAAGTATAACCTACACCAGCATCTACAACTCTAATGGAGGTGACAATTCCGGCAGAGTTAATTGATGATACTGCTGTTGCTGTAGTTCCAATTCCAGGAGAACTGATTGTTACTAATGGCGATGAAGTATAACCAGATCCTCCATTAGTAACAGTAATTATCCCAATAATTCCATTGGCAATTTCTGTAGTTGCAGCTGCTCCAACTCCTCCACCTCCAATAAAACTAACTCCTGGAGCAACTGTGTATCCATACCCAGGGTTAGTCAATTCAACTCCTTGAATCTTATCGGAAGTTACTCCATTGCAATCAATCAAACCAGAAATTATTGTTGCAATTCCAGTTGCAGTGAGTCCTCCGGATGGAGCAGATGATATTGCAACTCTTGGTTCTGTGGTATAACCACTGCCTCTATTTGTTAATGTAATTCTTCTAACACCACCATTAACAATATCCGTTATTGCTGATGCAGTAGATGCAGTTCCTACTAAAGTGAGAGTTTGAATATAACCCTGATCTATGACATTATCATCGATTTCATCAACGTCAGTGTCGATAATTTCGTCCTCATACCTAAACAATTCGCAAGTTAGTTGATAGACATAATTTTTCTGAAGTTGATAGAATGGTTTTTCGTGTTCAACATACTTAATTTCAAATAATCTATCGCCTAAAGGAAAATAAATTAAATCCCCTTCTTTTGGTCTAGTTGAAAGTTTTATATTTGGTATATTCTTTATCAATGGAGATATATAATTTTCAAATCTTTCTTTGGATATTATTAAATTAATATCGTCCATTTCTTGAATGCCAAATTTTGACATTAAAGTTCCTAATCCATTGTATCCTTCATACGTATCAACATATGCTTCTATTGGATATGCATTTTCAAATTTAGATTCAATTACTTCCTTAATAATCGTTTTTTCTGTAACGTATTGTCTTGGAAGATAATATATTTCAACACCATACATTCTCAATTGCTCATTAATGAGATCTTGTATTAAACTTTGCTCGGTTTTTGAACCTTGTTGGAAAAAAGGATTAAGCATAAAATCACCCTATCATATCAAAAGGTGGAAGTTCATATGTATTTGACATTTTCTCCATGATTGTATCCAATTCTCTCTGTGCATCATCATAGATTTGTCTACCATTAAGTTCGACGCCACCAGGAAGTTTTACTCCTTGGAACTTAATTAAGTTTTGGCCCCACTGTCTTTTAATAAGAGATGTCAAATATGGTTTTAAAAATGAATCATTCCAAACTCTTGAAAAATCATTTGGATCCAAAATTCTATAACAATCAATAATCAAATAATCGTTAACATTAACACTTCCCCAATCAATATCGAGATATAATCTATCCATTCTTTGGTTAAATCTAATTTGCTTTTGAGTAGTTAAAAGAAAATCCATATCTTCTAGATATGTTTTAACCATAGCATAAGTTAGAAGTTCAGTAGAACCCCAATAGTAGACATCATTCAAGAATAACTGATACTTAACACTAAACATGTTATTTGTAACAGTATTTGTTCCATCAAAGTGAAAAACTTTAGTAATACCGATTATTGATGGTGGAACTTGCAAATAATTGCTATTTTCCTTGTAATCAAATGTTACAGAAGATCCTGCAATATTTGCTGTAGCAGTTGTTGTGACTATTCCTGCAGTAGGAATATTTCCATTAGGTGCTCTTCCTCTATCAATATCATCTTGAGTTATTTGATACTTCAAGAACATCTGAGAGACACCATCAAAATGTCTTTCTTGGAAAAACTGTATTGCATCATCGACGAGATCTTCTATTTGCTCATCAGCAACGTTAATCTCCAAAACTGGCGCACCCAGTTTTCTTTTGCAGTAATCTATTAACTCTTGTCTGGAAGAAGGTTGCGCCATTTATTTACTACCTCTAAGAA